TGCCTATAAATAAGCGGTTATCAATTTTAAAAATGATCTATTTAGAACTATTGGATGATTTTGATATCAACTTAGCCGATAAAGATAAACTAACCCTCGGCCAGGAATTTCTACTCGGTTGATATTCCAATAGGAATTTTTAGATCCCTTAAACCCTTAAAGTTGCGGTGTAGCCCCATTTTATTGGTATTTTAATATACCCGCTGATTTTTTATGTTTTTTACTTTGTGGAACCTTAACCAAAAAGATAATTAATTAATAAAATTAACTATCCATATTTATACAACACCATAGCAAATAAGAAAGCTTTATTTTATAATAAATAGCAATTAGTTTCCTTATTTACGTAGGCCGATAATTATATACATTTTTTGTAGATAAATAAACACTAGGAAAATGGATATATTTTGGTTTTTTCTGCGACTGATTTGAAACTTCTGTAAGGTATAGATTTTGAAATCCTAATTCTATGTCTTACAGAAAAAACTAAAAATAAAACTTATCTATAAGCTTATATAGTTATATGAATATATTCCTATTTCTATACCTTACAGAGAATCTATCAACTAACTAATTAATTAGTCTATTTGTATAGCCAATATGTTTTATATCCTCCTAATATATTGGCTTTATAAATAGATTAATTATTTAACAGGAGGATAAAATGCGTGATGATTATCGTTGTGAAGAATGTAAGAACACAACTAAACCGGACCAATTTACATGTAATTGTTTGTGTCTAAATTGTGGTCCTTGTGATGGAGAATGTCAATATGGCGAGAAAGTTCAAGACATTTGTGGAACGCCCAAAGCCGAAGAAAAGGGTTAGGGTACATAAAAAATCTAAAAATAAAGATGAAAAACGAATGTTTAAGAAATATAATAGACAAGGAAGAAGAGCAAAATAATATAATAAGGAGAAAATAATATGTTATTAAATGATGTAGAACTAAGTTGGGTTAAACTTGATCCTAAAAATCCAGATATGGGTTTTGATAAAAAGTCACCTCAGTTTTCATGTACTGTAAAAACTGCAGATAAAGCTAATGCTGAGGCTTGGAAAAAAGCTGGTATAAATGTAAAACCAGCAGAAGAAAATGGTGGTGTTGTTTACACGGCTGCATTAAAAAAGAAAATTTATGCGGATGCTGATGGTAAATATAATACGGCTCCACCGCCAGTAGTTGATAAATCGCTACAACCTATACTTGACACAAGTACTATTGGAAATGGATCCAAAGGTAATGTCCAAGTTAAATTCAAACCTTATGAATATATGGGTAAAAAAGGTATATCAACTCAGTTGTTAGCCTTACAAATTACTGAACTTGTAGAATATCAAAATGCAGATAAATTAGAATTTGCAGCCATTGATACTGATAAGGACGTAATTTAATTAGTTAGCATTTATTTCGGCTGGGCTTAACGGCCCAGCTAAATCTATGCCTTACAGAATAGGAATTATGTTAGATAAAATGTTTAAATTACACACATTCAATATTGATAAAAAATGGTTGGACCTTATTAAATCTGGTGAAAAGAAATCTGAAATTAGAAGATATTATTTACCACTGGAAGGTAAAAAGGTTGGCTTAATAAATAATGATACTGATAAAGTAGAATTAATTATTACTATTGGTTTGGTATTAGATTTAACATCATTAGATGAAGATGATTTAGAATTAATATTTGAAGAAGCTAAAATTGACGAGGAATTTAGAAAATATTATCCTTGTAATTATTTATATACAATTAAAAAGGTTGAAACAGTACATTAATGAAAACAATTATATTAACATTATGGTTTATGAGTGGTGGTTCAGTTGATATACCAATGGAAGTAAAACCTGGTGAATTTTGTGATGATGCTTATATGAAAGTTATAAAGTGGAAAGAAAATACAAATTATAAACCAGGAAGTTATGATATATGGGGTTATTATACTTATAAGGATAAGCCTATATTTGCTCATACTTGTATGGAAACAGATAAAAAAACTTATTTTTATTATAATGAAGGAGAATAATATGATTATAGGAATTGCAGGATATAAAGGTGCAGGAAAAGATACAATAGCAAATGTATTACAAACCAGTTTTGGATTTGAAAAAATGTCATTTGCACAACCAATTAAAGACTTAATACATTATACATTTGGTATAGACAAAGCTATATTATCTGGTGATAATGGTGAAAGAATATTTAGAGAAGAACCTATGCCTGATTGGTTTTATTTATCTCCAAGAGATATGATGCAAAAAATTGGTATGGCATTTAGAGATGAATTACACAAAGATATATGGGTAAAAGTTTTAGAAAAGGATATTAAAAGTACAAAAAGGAATATTGTTATACCTGATGTTAGATTTAAAAATGAATTAGATATGGTTAACAAATATGGTTTTTGTGTTGGTGTTCATAGACCAGGTTATAATGGTGATGATCATAGATCTGAACACGGTTTAGATAATGTTGAATTTTCTAAAGTTTTTCAAAATGATAGTTCACAAGAAATGCTTTATGCACAAGCATATAATTACTTTAAGGATAAATTAAAATATGAAAATAATATATGATATCGAAACAAACGGTTTAATAGATACAGTTAATAATATTTGGATAGCTGTTACTAAAAATATAGATACAAATGAAATAGTTACATTTAGTGATTATGATCCAGATAGCAAACCGTTAAATGAATTGATACCATATTTAAATAAATGTGAAGTTATTATTGGTCATAATATAATTGCATATGATAATGTTGTGTTACATAAATTATTAAATTGGAAACCTGATAATATTAAATTTATAGATACAATGTTATTATCTCAAATGAATAATTATAGAAGAGATGGAAAGCATTCATTAGGTAATTTTGGTAAAATTCTTGGTGATGCTAAAGGTGATTTTAAAGAGTTTGATAAATATTCAGAAGAAATGAAAACTTATGCAATTCAAGATGTTAATTTAAATCACAAAGTTTATAATTATGTAGTTAAAGAAGCACATGAATTAATAGCAAATAGACCTACTTATAAAAGAGCATTGCAAACAGAACATGCTATTGCTGAATTATGTTCTGAACAAGTTAAAAATAAATGGAAGTTTAATTTACCATTAGCTAAAAAGCATTATGAATATTTAACTTCTGAAATGAAAAAAATTGAAGATAAGGTTAATCCAACTTTAAAGCCAAGAAAAGTTATGATTGATAAAGAGCCTAAAACAGCTAAATATCTTCAAAATGGAAATTTTAGTGCAGTAACATGTAGAATGTTATCTCAATTTTTAGGTGAAGAAATTAAACCTAATGATACCCATAAATGGAACAGTAATGATACATTTCAAAGATATGAAATGATTGAAGCTGATCTTGGTAATATGGAACAAGTTAGAGGTATGTTATTGGACAGTGGTTGGAAACCTACACAATTTACACCAAAGGGTGAGCCTAAAATAACTGAAGATAGTATACATACAATTCAAGGTGATTTAGGAAAAGAAATATTACATTATTATAGTTTAAGATCAAGACATTCAGTTTTAAAAGGTTGGATTGAACTTGCTGAAGAAAATAATGGACGTGTTTATGTTGAAGCATTTAATGTAGGAACACCAACATTTAGACAAAGACATTCTAAAATAGTAAATGTACCTAATGTTAATTCATTTTTTGGAAAAGAAATGAGAGAATTATTTACAGCTGATGATGGTAAAATTATGGTTGGTTGTGATAGTGCAGGTAACCAAATTAGAGCTTTATGTCATTATTTAAATAATAAAGATATAAATGAACATGTTTTAAATGGTGATATACACCAAAGAACAGCAGATATTGTAGGTGTTAGTAGACAATTAGCTAAGAGCCTATTATACGCTACAATTTTTGGTGCCGGTTTTGCTAAATTAGGTAAAATGGTAAATGGAATTGAAGATCTAGAAAAGGGTAAAGAAGTTAAAAATAAATTATATGTTGCCTTTCCTGGATTAAAAGAACTAAATAATAGATTAAATAAATTTTTTTATACAACACAAAATAAAGATGGTATGGGTTTTATTCCAGCATTAGATGGAAGAAAAATATATGCTGAGTCTTCATTTAAATTGTTAAATTATTTATTACAAGCATATGAAGCAATTACAGTTAAATCAGCTGTTGTTAATGCTTTTAAAATGTTTAAAGAAGAAAAATTAGATGTTGATATGCTTGGTTTAATTCATGATGAAGTTCAAGTTCAAACTAAACCAGAAAATACAAAAAGGGTTAAAGAAATATTATCTTATTCATTTGGTGATTTTATTACTAAAGAATTGGAGCTAAATATTGAAATGGCAGGAGATGCTAAAGAAGGGAAAAATTGGTATGAAACCCACTAATAAGATAATTGGTATTGTTGATGGTGATGTATTGGTATACAGAGCTTGTAATAAAGCCATAAAAGATAATTTAGATGTAAGAAAAACATTTGATGATATATATGAAGAAGTAAAAATGAATACCGCTTGTGATAAATATAGTTTACATATTTCAGGTGGTGGTAATTTTAGAAAAGAAATAGAACAAACCTTTTTAAAATATAAAGGTAAAAGAAGAGATAAACCTGATAATTATTTAGAATGTAGAGATTATGTTGCTAAAAAATATAAACCTATTATGGTTCCAAATTATGAAGCAGATGATACTGCCTCTGTTGAAGCATTTAAGTATATTAAAAATAAACAATTATATATGCTTATTACTTTAGATAAAGATTGGAAAACTATAGGTGGTTTATTTTATAATTTATTACACAATAATTTATCAGCTGTTTCTAAAGTTGAAGGAATAGAATTTTTTCATCAACAATTATTAACAGGTGACGCTGTAGATAATATACCTGGTATTGAAGGTGTTGGTCCAGTTAAAGCAAATAAGATATTAAAAGATAAAACTTTAAATGAGCAGTTTGAAGCTGTTATTAAAGCTTATAAAAAACATTATCCAGAAGATTTTTTATCAAGATTAAATGTAATGGGTACAATGTTATATCTTATTAAAGACTTTAAAGATCATTCACAATGGTCAATAGAATATTGGAGAAATTATTTAAATGGCGTTCAATCAGAAAAAATATAATAAGTCAATTAGAGGTATAGCTGTTACTGCTTGTAAAGCTTCTAAAAGACGAGCAAGGGATAAAAATTTACCATTTAATTTAACATCAGATTATTTGGAAAGTATTTTTCCTAAAAATTGTATATGTCCTATTCTTGGTTATAAAATGAAAGTATCTAATATTACATTAGGTAAATTAAGTCCAACATTAGATAGAATTAATCCAAGATTAGGATATATAAAAGGAAATGTAGAATTTGTTTCAAATATAGCAAACTGTATGATGACTTCTGCTACTGGCAGGGATATTAAAAGGTTTGTAAAATGGGCAAGTAAAAAATATAATATAAGGATAGAGGAACTATATGGGTAAAAACACATCGTTTATAAAACACACAAGTTGTGAAAGTTGCGGTTCATCGGATGCCAACGCGGTATATTCTGATGGATCAGCTTATTGTTTTAGTTGTAGAAAAAATACAGCAGCTGGAACAGAAGATACAGAAGTAGAATTTAATGTAGTACAATCACAATTAACTTTGGATGAAATACAACAATTACCAATAGATACATTTAGAGGTATATCCAAAAAGGTTTTATATAATGCTGGTGTTAAAATAGAATATGATGATAAAAGAAATATTACAAGTCATTATTATCCCATAACAGTAAACAAAAAAATTAAAGCGTATAAGAAAAGAATAGTTGCTACCAAAGATTTTAGAGTTGTTGGTAAAGCTGAAGTCCCTGAATTGTTTAATCAAGTTAATAGTGGTAAAAGAAAAAACCTAGTTATT